TCGCTGTGGAGCAGAAGCTCCAGCGCAAGTTGTGTGTTTTCATCGGTGGGCTCAATGTCCCAGCCTCTGTCGTAGTTGCAGACGATTTTGCCGTCCCGCTTGAGCATGAGCTTGGAAATGCGTCCGCCGTCGATACCCCACTCGGAGCCTTTGTCGTACTGCTTCATCCAGTAGTGAAAAACCTCGCCGTTTACCTTGATGCTGTTTTCTTTCCACATAACCGTGTACCTCCGTTTGTTTTGTTGTGAGTGTATATTACCGTCATGTCCGGGACATATCCAGTCATTTCGGAGAATATACTACACAATCATTCGGAGTAAAAACTGTGTATATTACAGCGTTATTCCGGCTGGCGGCAGCGGTGAATGGAGGCGATGATCTGCTCCTGCTCCTCCGGTTTTACGCCGATGGAATCGAGTGCCTCCCGTGTGCCACAATCCGGGCAGATGAGTGTTTCGTTGTCGAGCCTTGAAAGAGCCGGATGCTCCCGGTAAGCTTGCCCGCACCTGGGACAGACTGATATTCGGATGATTTTATTTTCCCTCATGATGTTCCTCCCCACATTTGAGATAAGCGTCTATCAGCACAAGCCGGTCAAAGCCAAAATCGTCGTAGCCCTGGATGCAGGTCTGCATATAAGGAATGGACGGAATGCCGATGGACCTGTCCTCATGCATGATGTACACGAATACCCGGCGCTTACGGATTTTTCCCGTGCGGATACCCTTGATTGGTAGGGTCAACTCCTTCTTGTAATAGAAGTTCGGGAAGCCCTCGTAACGGTCCAGGGCTTTTTCATCCTCTGCGGTGACTTCCCATACAGCAACAGGAACTGAGACGCCGGACTTCTTTTCCACCGTAAGGTAAGAGCCTGTTTTGCTGCCCTTGAAAAGCAGTTCGTAATCCTTGAGAACCGATGTGCCGATGATCCGTGCCGACGGGCAGCGCATCCGCATCTGACGGACATTGAGGTTGCTGCCATAAGCGATGTAATAGCGTTTTTCCATAAAAAATACTCCTTTCCGAAGTTGCCTTCTACCACCGAAAGCCCGCCATCAGCGGGTTCGGGGGCCTCTGGGCTGCGTCCTTCAAGCGGCTGCTCTGCCGCTGCGGAAGGCTGCATCCCCATCCAGGCGCTTCGTGAGGAGCTCTCTTGCGGTCTTGAACTCGTCGCCAATAAAGCCGAGGCGAAGGAGCCAAGTGCGCATTGCGTATTTGGGGTTCTCGTTCTGCTGGGGCTTGGGGCTTGCGGTTCTGACTGTCTTTGCCATCTGGCTCAGGGCGAGGCAGAGCTGAATGTAACTCTTGAGCTGGCCAGCGTGGAGTCCGTTCTGCTTGCCGTCCGCAGGGGCATCGAACTGGAAGAGCCGGAACTCGACCGTTCCCTTGGTGAAGGTGGCGTGGAGGTTCAGCATATGGTAGCGGCTGTCGTTGTAGTGCTGGCTTCTGCCGTAGTCGGCGTTCTGGCTGCCGTACCAAATATCAGCCAAGGCTGCCATGGTGGTGGGTTTTCTGTTGTTCAGCCGTTCCAGGAATCTGGGGTCAACCGTGCGGCAGTAGCGGCTGATGCGGCCTCTGTCGAGGTTCAGTGCGCTTGCCAGGAGGTCTTCGTGGCTTGCCATGATGTTTGCGAGGTTTCGGAGCGTTTGGGGCGTGTGCCCCTTGGCACCGATGTGGATGTGAACACCGCAGCCTCTGGTGGCATCGCTTTTTGCTCCGGCTTTGCGGAGGCGGCGAACCAGCTCCTGCAAGGTCTCCATGTCAACGTAGGTGAGGATCGGCGTGACCATCTCGCATTTCTCGCTGTCTGGGCCCGCGATGCTGACGTCCTTCTGAAATTTCCACTCGCGTCCGCTCTCATCCCAAGCAGACCAAGTGCAGTAGCCGTTGCGGCAAGCGGTGTTCTCGTACCGCCCGGTACCGAAGAAGGTGGCTGCCAGCCTTGCGGCCTTCTCTCTGGTGATGCTGTTCATTTCGACCTCGACCCCGATGGTCTGCTTCTTCATTTCGGCTACCTGGTTTTCTGTTCTCTGGCTCATGTTTGTGACCTCCGTTTTGGTTTGTTTTCCCTTTCGGTAGTCACATATTACCTCTGAAAGCACACTATATCCAGTTATATCTGAGCTATAAACTACACGATCTTGTGGTCTGGAAACTGTGTATATTACAGCACTCCGTCATCATCCGGTTGGCTGGAAAGCGGTTTGAAATCCAAGGTCTCCAGCATCAGTTGGGCTCCGAGGCGGTAACCGTCAATGAAGGCTTGCACGGTTTCCTCCGCCTTAAGAGAATCAATATCTCCCAAAAGCTGCTCCAAGGTGGCGACCTCCTCAGTCCTCATGAAGCTACGGAGCATCTGAATGCTTTTGTCGATGCGCTGATTGAGTTCCTGCTCATCAGTATCGGGAGGAGCGGTTCGCTCCCAGGGGTGTATCTCGCCAAAGTATAGGCAGCGCAGCAGTTCATTTTTCATCTGCGTCACACTCCGAAAAAAGAACTCGGCATTCATCCTCGCCCCAGGCCACGCTCAGACCGCATCCGTTATCCCAAGCGACCATGATGGAGCCAATATCGTCAACCCCACGCACAGTGCCTTTCGTGCCGATGGGCGGCGCCTGGGGATCGTCCATCTTTACGACCTCGATCCGTGTGCCCTTCGGGAAACGCTCACGGAGGGCTTGTAAGGCTTCCTTTGAGATCATTCGCATGATTCCGCCTCCTTCGACTGACCGCTCTTAAAAGCGGAACTGCCTGTCAGGTTGCGGAGCAGGATTTTCCGGGCTTCCTTGTATTCCACGCCGATGAAGCCCAGCCGCAGCAGAAAGCAGCGGAATGCGTACTTCTCATTGTCGGTGGGCTTCTCGGTGGCAGTCACACGCTTCTGCGTCCGAGCCAGTTCGCACAGCTTGCAGATGAAGGTGTCATAGGCTTTTATCTCCTCCGGCTCGGCTTCGCCATTGAACCAGGGGAAGCTGACCTTGTCCTCCTCGATGAGGATGGGCAGATCGTCTGTACCAAGAGATTTCTTGATGAGCGCACCCTTTGCCGCCACCAGATTTTTCAGATTATCCAGCGCCGTATCGGTGAAAAGGCTTCTCGGCATGGAAACGCAGATGCCGCAGGGCTCATCCTCGGTGTGGCTCTGGTCGATGTCGAAACCCTCATCGTAGATGTGCTGGAGCAGCCGCTCAATGACCTCGCTGTCGGCACGGTCGTCAAAGGACAGGCTGCCGTTTCGGTCGATGGTGAAGTAGTCCACTTCGTAGTTGAAGCTGGGCGCTCCGCAGTATTTTGCGGGAACTCCGAGCCAGTCGGAAACGGTCTGCACCAGACGCTTGCGCTCTGCGCCCTGTGCATGGAGTGTAATCGTCATGTTCGTGACCTCCTTGTTTTATGGTAGTCACATATTAGCGTCAGAGGCGGCATATATCCAGTCATTTCTGCACATTTGCGGTGTAGATCATTTCGGTAGATATCCGCCCTCAGACTGTGCATACCACACGATGCCGGAGAGAACAAACCATACGCACGGCAGCGCCACACCGTTTCCCCACATCTTATACTCGGCGGAATCCGAATGCGGGTTCTTGAGCCACTTGGCAATCTGCGCATCCGACTTCATTTTACAGCCGGTGACCGCAACGTAGGTCTTGAATACCTTGTGCCAGAAGTATAGCTCTTCGTCCGTGGGCTTTTCCGTGCCAAGGTCGGCACACCAGTTGTCTGGGAAGCCTTGAAGTCTGGCGCACTCAGTGGGCGTCAGCCGTCTGACGGTGTATCCGTTTTGGATAGCACCCGGCCCTTTTGCCACCAGCGTCGGCTGAAGCTCCTTTTCAAAGGTCGGAGCGAACTTGGCGTTCTGTCCCTGGTTGAAGGTGTCTCTTCCGATGCCGTAGCACACAGCGGTCGGGTCTTTGTAGTCCCGTGCAAGGACGGTCGGCGCTTTTTCTTTGGAAACCTGGGTGAAGCTACCCGTGGTCACGCTGTACACGGCATGGCGGTCAACGGTATTTAAGGTGAAGCTGACATCCTCGTTGATGCCGTCGCCCTGGGGACCGTTCTTGTCCTCACGGCCGATCATGGAGCCTTGCAGCACAAAGGTCTGCTGTTTCGTCCCTGCGTTGGCGCACACCACAGCGGAGCGGTCACCGAGGTCACGAACCTCATCCCGCTGATTCTGCGTGAAAGCGACAACGGCAATGCCGCCCTGATTGCAGGAGGGGTTGCCGCCGTTGCCGTCAAGCGTCCGTGCGGTTTCCGCTTCGTAGATCCCGCTGTGGGGATTATCCGACTTCATGGCATTGGAATCCTTGGAGCAGATGCCGAAGGGCTGAAGGACGCAGGTGAAGTTGTCCTTGTCCGGCATCCGCTGATTTCCTCCGGCATTCTGCTTGGTGAGGGTCGGAGAAACCTGTCCGCCGTCCCAGCCGCAAGGCTCAAACAGCGTCTGGTCGTTGTTGCAGGACAAGGTGGCGGATTTGTTCTCTTGGATGAGAGGTCCCTTGCCGCCACCTTCACAGCCGGAGCGGATCTTCATCACAAGCGGCACATTGTTGCCACCTGTACCCATGCGGGAGGTCAGCGTCTGCACATTGCCGTCCTCGGAAAGTTTGACCCTACTGTCGGTTGGATGGTTTTCCAGTGCCACCGCCGCAGGAACAACGCCTGCACGGAGCGTGGGAGAACACTCTTCCTCATAGCCGATGGTGCGGCTCTTGGCAGAATGCTCGGTGCAGAAGCCTGCCGATTCCATTACGCAGGGCGGATGATGCGCTTCTGCTCGGAGTGTGGAGGTAACCTCCTCGGTGACATCCATTCGGTTGCCACCCTGGTCATTCAAAACAATACCATTCCGACCGGTACTCATTCCGCAGTTCACGCCGAGGGTGGCGGAAGTGTCGTCCGTCAGACTGCCGTTGTATCCATCGAAGCCTGTCGCTCCAGCGCAAGGCGTAAAACTTCCGGCAGCTCTTTGCCACGAGCGGAAGCCCTCCGCAGAATACCCAGACAGGCCTTCTGACTCAAATAATATTTTTCCGGCACTTCCGCCTGCAAGATCTGCGACAAGGTAGATGCGGCGTCTTCGCTGGGGAACTCCCCAGTATTGTGCGTCAAGAGTTCGGTACGCAACGCTCCATCCATCTCCCATGTATAGGTCGGCGTAGGGCCATCGTGCCTTTTCAGGCATAGGCACCTCGGCATTCGGCTCGGCGATGCCGATGACCGCTTCGAGGACGGCATTGAAGTCCTCGCCCTTGTTCGAGGAGAAGGCACCGGGGACGTTCTCCCATACGATGTATCTTGGATATCTGCCACCTGTGGCACACCTCATTTCTTTGATAATACGGACGGCTTCATAAAAAAGACTTGAACGGGAACCGTCCAGACCGTCTCTTCGGCCTGCCACGCTCATGTCCTGGCATGGGCTGCCGAAAGTGATAATGTCCACGGGTTCGATTCTGTCGCCGTCCATAGCGGAGATGTTCCCGTAGTGCTTCATAAAAGGCAGACGCTTGGTGGTCACCCGAATGGGAAACGGCTCGATCTCCGAAGCCCACACGGGAGTGATACCGGCAAGCAGTCCGCCCAAAGGAAAGCCCCCGGAGCCGTCAAACAGGCTTCCGAGGGTCAAAGGCTTTTCAGTTTTCATCTGGATGCCTCCAATCGTTCTCTCAGCGCAGTGTAGAACGCTCTGCTTCGGATAGACTTTCCGGCAGCCGTCCACTCGCGCTCCAGCAAAAAACGAACCTCCAAATTCTCCACGCTGTAGTCGGCACGGAAGTTTCGCCAGGTTCGTTTATCCCATGTTTTCAGTTGCTCCCAAAGCCCTGGAAAGTGCTGATGCAGCTCCCGCAGCTCCGTCAACGATTGCAGCGGACAGCACCAGCAGGACACGCGCTTGAAATGCTCATACAGGCCATCCCAATCATATCCACGCTCATAGCAATACCGCAGGCAGTCGCGCTCCGTCCAGCCCCAATCTACCAACGGGTGTCGGTGGTTGGGATTCTGATTGTTCGCTCGTTCCAGGCGATATTGCTCATCGGCGGCAATGCCGACATATTCAATGACCTCATACTGTTTCCGCAGTTCCCTCAGAAAACGCTCTCGCGGCATCGCCTTGAGCCGTGTGGTACACCACCGCTGCCGAGGGCCAGGCCATCCGTAGCCATTCAATTGCACTCCGTATTGCCGGACGACAGGCGAATCTGCACTACGCCGTACCGGAACATCAAACATGAGTTCCTCATAGGCATGCTCGGCTCTGACGCTGGTAATTTTCCGACCGATGTCCTTTTCAACCTTTGCGATATGATCATACATAGCAGGAAATTCAAGACCTGTATCACAGAAAAGAATGCAGTCAATTTTCATGTCGCGCTCCAGCATCCCAAGAAGCATGGCGGTTGAGTCCTTGCCGCCGGAAAAGGAAACAAGGTAATATTGCTCTTTCACGCTCACACCTCCGGTGCGGTATTTGCCACCTCAGTGAAGGGCAGTACTTTCCCATCCCGCAGAACGCTGACCTTTTCATCCGAGCCGACCTGCTCGATGTACCGTTTTACGATGACGTCGCAGAACTTCTCATCCAGTTCGATGGTATAGCAGATGCGGTCGGTCTGCTCACAGGCAATGAGCGTAGAACCGGAGCCGCCGAAGGGGTCGAGCACCACGGAGTTTGCCATAGAGCTGTTCTGAATGGGATAGGCCAGAAGCGGGATCGGCTTCATGGTAGGATGGTCGCCGTTTTTCTTGGGCTTGTCGAACTCCCAGATGGTGGACTCTTTGCGCCCGGTGTACCACTGGTGCTTGCCTTTCTTCTTCCAGCCGTAGAGGCACGGCTCGTGCTGCCACTGGTAGGGAGAGCGCCCCAGCACCAGGGACTGTTTTTTCCAGATACAGCAGCCGGAGAGG